CTAGATAGCTGCAAAAATGTTCACATATATATCACATCTGTGTAACAGCTGAGCATCTGTCTTGTTAAAAATGTCTGATGGACTTTGGGTGAAACATCTTTTACTGTTAAATGAATGACTAATAAAATATTAGTTAATGGTGTACCATGTTACTACATGTGGGCAATATTAACAGCATGTGATGTATAAATAAATCAAACAGTAGTAGAACTTGTTTAATTAATCAGTAATTAAGATATAAATGTAAAAACCTGTTGAATAGTATTGACTGGGAATTCTATTTAATTCATTAATTTGGTACTGATACGTACGTAAGTATACCTTATAGTCCCTAACTAATCACTCAGGCATGTTAATGTTAATAAGTAGCTTTATCAATTATTGACAATAATTAAGGAATGCATTTTATGGCTTGAGGGTTTTATGCTGTACGCTGAGGACGCAATACCGGCATCCAAACTTTCCAACGCACCAAGTGGCGGGCTGTCTCAAAATCAAGTTGACACTAGAGTTAGAACGATTGTTGAAAATTGGGCCGAAGTAAATAATTCCGCTAAAGTCCCGGCCAGCAAGGTGGATGGTGTTGGCGGATTTTCAATTAGCGTACTTACACAGGCCGCTTTTGATGCAATATCCACCAAAGCCGCCAACACGATTTACTTTGTAACGGCAAGTTAATGGTAGTCGCTCGAACTGATACAGAAGTAACCGCAACGTTTACGAGCGGACTTAATAACTCATTTCCGTCAGAAATGGAGACTGTCCGGTTTAATCAAGTCGAGCCTGTATCTAGAATTACTCAATACTCTTTATCGTCAACTAATGTTCGAGGGCCAGGTCTTAGAAATCGTAGACAAAGAACAACACGGAGATCATTAATTCTTAACGCCCCGCAATTTGGTCGAAATCCGTTCAACGATTTGATGAAGAAATATGGTAAGGTCGAGCTAACATGGGGTAATAATAGTTATGAATTTAGGTTTACGACTGATTTAACTCTTTTCGCAGACTGGACTGCATCGGAAGGCGAAGCCATTTGGCAAGCCGCCAACAACGCCGTAAATCGATTGCTTGCCAATATGAACCAAGAAAGCGGCGCACCGGATAGCGTTAAGTTTACACTTCCGAGAATATCTGAGTTTGTCGTAGCGTCGGGCGCTGCAAACACGTATCTTAACAACACAATCGCACAATGGGTTGGTTTTGACCAATTTCTAAACATTGGAATGGGTTTAAGCCCGAATATTCCTGATTTCTTGTGGGAAGGTGAAACAAGATTTCAAGCGTTTCAGATCACATCAAACACCATCAACTTTTCAAGAACCGGCCGTGGAAATATCCGTAGAGATGCGCTTGATTTTCTCACCAATGTACGAGGAACATTCATAAGAACGGTGTCAGTCGATGTCGGCGATACGACGTACACCTTAGACTTTGACGGATTACAAATTCCGACAACAGTTACCACTGGTTACACACTTACAGCAGCGGCAAACAATCCATTCTTTGAATGTATAAATCAAAACCAAGCGCCGTCTAATGTTGTAATTAGAGCTGCCATGCCGCCAGCAGCGCCTATGAATGTGTTTAGAGGTGACAAGCGAGCCGATGTCTATATTGCCAAAGAAGTAACAAGGTTCGGGTTTGATAGGCAAGAGACATCAATACAAGTCTTTGACTGTGACGTGTATGTGGGTGATACTCTTGTTCATAAGGGGCAGACATGATCGAAGGACTGTCCGATAAGCAAGTTGAGGTAGTAAGGCACGCTGTAACTGAGCGGACGTGTATGTTTGCGGGTGGGGCCATAAGGAGTGGAAAGACATGGTCTTCATCAATCGGTTGGTCGATTTGGCTATTGAATGAGGGCATGAAAAACGACCATGCTTTACTGTCCTATTCCCTTGAGGCAGCCATGCGGAATGTCGGGTGGAATCTTATCAAAATGTTAAAATCTCTTGGTGCATCCGCATCGCTTACGAGAGATTTGGGAACAAGGATTGTTATCCGATATAAGGGACTTGAGACAAACGTATGGATTATCGGTGCATCCGATGAACGCAGCTTGAAACGATTACAAGGGGCAACCCTAAAATCTCTATTTGCGGACGAAATTGTCTTAATCCGAGAAAGTTTTTTCAATGTAGCATGGGGGCGGCTTTCTGTGGCCGGGTCGAAGGTTTGGGCGACCTATAACCCAGAAAGCCCTCTCCATTGGTTCAAGCGTAAGGTTCTCGATCGAGTAGAGGATTACGACGGCGTTGAGCTGCCATTCTACATGAACGATAATCCGACACTCGTTGACGAGGTGATCGAGCGCTATGACACGTCATTCGTCGGTCATTATTACCGGCGTATGATTCAAGGTGAGTGGTGCGGTGCGTCCGGCCAAATATGGCCACGCTATTACAAGATAGAAGAAGAAATCAAAAACCCCCGCATTGTGTTTAGCTTGGACTGGGGACAATCCGGCGTATTTGCGGCCCTATGCTTTCACTCCAAAGGCGAGCGGGCCAATGTGGTAGCGGAACTGTACCATGATGCTAGAGAGCTAACGCCGCTTACTCAAGAAGAACTGAAGGTCATGTTCACAGCATGGGCAAAAGAGCAAGGCGGCTTGCAACCTGGCATTCAGACTGTGCTATGGCTCGATCCGGCCACCCCCGTTGAGTTCAAGCGGGCGCTGCGGCAAGAAGGGTTTGTAGTCCGTAACGCAGACAATTCCGTACTCGAAGGAATTGGCGTTACGGGCGCACGTTTAGCCAGTAAGCAGGTGCAAATTGGCGATTGTCCGTCACTGATCGACGAGATCAACGCTTACCAATGGGACGAGAAGAAAGCCGAGATTGGTGAAGATGCCCCGATCAAGATGAATGACCATGCTTGTGATGCTCTCCGATATTATTGCTATTCTACGGGTAAAGCCTATAGAATGATTGAACCAACAAGCGTGAACCACGTGTTTAGAACAGGAAAACCATTGTATGCCCTTAATTAGCGTCAATGAATTAAACCAAGGTGCGAGTTATCCGCCAAGGCGAGAGCGTCAACGTGTTGAACGTATGGAGAAATACTATCGATATTCGAGAGGTAACTATTCAACATTGATGAAGGAAGGGCAGCTTGGCCCGGACGAGGTTCGTGTTGACGAGAACATATTCCGGTTTGTTGGACGGTTTTGGAAGGATGCTGTCTTATCCGATCATCCTGTCTTTGATTACGACGGCTCTGACCATGAGAATGATTTCATTGCTGCGTTGAAACCTAACCTGATGCGTGCTGCCGATCATGTGATGTATAACATGATACGCTATGGCTGCGGTGTGTTTGTAAACAACAAGTTTATGATGCCTCAATCCGTAGATCCAAGGTTCTGGTATCCAGTCAGGCAGCCTGATGACCTGAGTGAAGGAATGATGGATGTCATTGCCTATCCGTATAGTGCAGAGCTTGCCAATGATGTGAACCAATCTAATTCACGGGAGAGAGGGTTTGAGCAAGGTACGGGCATAAGGACTCCAGCTGGTCGATTGTCAAACCCAGAGGGGATAGATTTGTTCCCCAATGCGATCGCAATAACGGTCTATGATGGAATGGGCCAGGCTACTAAGCGCCAATACCGCATGGACGGCATGACGGTTCAAGAACCGATTTCCGACCAAGTGATGATGCAAACAGGCGCACCGGCCGTCATTTCCGTAAGGCAAGGGGGTGAAGATTTCTACGGCTTGTCCGATTATGAAGACATCGAAACCTTTGTTGCCGAGATGCACAACCGGGAAAGCCGTTTATCAATCGCCCTCGATCGCCATGTATTTCCGCATCTGGCCGTCCCGGAAGGGGTGATCGGAAAAGATCAAAGCGGCCGTGCAACGATTTATGACCAAGGTTCTGTTATCCCGGTTCCTGAAGGTGCTCAATCTCCGACCTATGTGACATGGGATGCCAATTTTTCGGCCAGTGAGAACGCCATGCAACGCTATTGGGCTGGCATATTGCGGGCAAGCCGTATTAGCCCGTCCGTACTGTCCGATACCACTATTAGCGGCGTTCTACGCAACATTGCGTCGGGATCGGCATTGCGCCGGTTGACGATTGTCACAGTTCAACGCATCCGTGAGTTGCGTGAAGAATTGACGGACGGCCTTAAAGAGGTGATTATGGGCCAAGCCGCAATGTCAGGGATCGTTGGCAATGAAGTGTACGGCTTTGAAAAAGAGAAAATTGGTGTCAAATGGCCGACCGAATTAAGCGGCGGCCTTGATGACGAAGCACAAGCCATAGCAACACTTGTTGAAGCTGGAGTTCTTGAAGAAGAACTAGCCATTCAACTAGTAAGCAGAGTTCAAAGGTCAGAGGCCGAGAAAATTGCAAGAAAGAACGAGATTAAAGACAGACAGAGTAATCCCGGTTCACCTCAACAAGGTGAGGTCGGATCTGTATCGGATGGCTCGGAACAAAGAGTTTCCAGCTAACACACGAATAGCAGCCGCAAGAGTGTTGCTGCAATTCTCAGATGAAAGCGATGTGGCTCGATCTGACACCGCTTTGATGTCTGAATTGGTGGATACGTTAAAGAATGCCAAGAGCAAGCCATGATTTCCATAGCTTCATCTCCGACATTGTCCTAGATTACGTGTCAGGAAGGTTAGACAATACCTTCTTTGACTTTGACGTTGTCCGCTACATTCAACGCCGGTTTGACCTTGATTTCGATGATGAGTCACTGGTCAGAGAGATACTGGAAGAGTTGGAGAATGATGGAGTTATAGCAGAGACCGAAGACGGCTACATAGACAGTAGCTACCTGACGGCTGCACCTCAACAAGGCACGTCATACGACTTCTTACTTGGAACTTATTATTAGGTGCATTCGTTTCTACCCTATAGGCGGGGAATAAATGGAAACGAATTGTAAGGACAAGGCCACCCGTAAGGATGGCCAAGAAAAGAGTCTGTCAAATCAGTGTGTTGGCGTTTCATTATTCGTTTCCATTCATTATTTTGTATATATAAGTAAGGAAACGAATAACGAATTATTTCTTCCGATAGAGGAATGGATCGTTTTTTACCCCCCGTCCGCCACAGATTTCGATGTCGCCGATCTTCTGAAGTTCCTTGAGCGCAGCAACCATCATCCGGGGATGAATACCGGTTTTTTCCGAGATTTCTTTCTGGGTGACAGAACCCGGAAAAGCGGTGAGCAAATCCATGACAATCGTCATATTCATCTTAAGTATTTCGTCGATCGCCTTACCTTGGACTATGAACTTGTCATGTTCGAGTTTGATAGCCGTCCGTTCGAGACTTTCACCCCGTCTCTGACGTGTCTCGATGATGCTCACGTCGTCTTTTCGACGCATCTGTATCAGACTGGACAATGACGCAAACCATGCTTGAGAACCCATCACAGCGTCCGTGCGGTCGCCCTCGTTCGATTTCTTCTCATGGTGAGTTCCGAGAATGCAGCAGTTTTCGTCCTTGGCAACCTTCGCCCATTGGCCGGTGTATTCGGTTACGCATCCGTAGTCATTGTTATCCTTGACGGGGGCGTGCCTCAACAACGTGTCGATGATGACCAGATCGAACTTGTGCTTCCGAATGAAGTTCCATGTCTCCATGATCGGATTGGCTAATACCGGGTAATCAACAATCGTGAGCTGGTCGAGCTTGCAGTTCGATATATTCATCTTCTCGAAGTGCGGCCGTATGTCCTTGTCTATCAAATCTTCATGCGTGAAGATGACAACCTTGCCGGGGTTGACCTTGCGATCGATCACCTTTCCGCCATTGGAAATCATTTCATAGGCGATTTGCCGCAACAGGTATGACTTACCGGCCTTCGGCTTACTGGTAAGCATATTGAACGTACCACGAGCCAGGATGCCATCCCAAACCCAATCAATAGGCACGGGCTTGGTCTTCATAATCGTGTCAAGCGTGTGGCCCTTGATTGTATCGATAGCGTTGTCAGGCAATGCGTCAGGTAGCTTCTGACTTCCGTTATTATTCGGATTGAACTGGATAAATTTGCCTGATTTCTGCTTGGCCTTGTCGGCCTTGCGTTTTTGCCTTTCCTCTCGGCTGCGCCGAAACTGTCCGATCGTATGATCGTAAATCATGCATTGATAATTCTGATAACCCAAGTCATGCGCTTGACGTTCTAAATTATCGTTTATATAAGAAGTTTGCATATCAATCCTTTCAGCTTATGCACTCACCCCCTCGCACGAGTTATCTGCGAGGGGGATTTAATATCAGGTTTCGTCTTTACTTTTGTCTCTCAAGTATTCCGCTAGGGCAAGACGAATGATTGCAGAGCGGTTCTTTTCCGCAGGGTTTACACTTTTGCGTTGATATTCATCAACAGTCTCAACAAGTACTTCCGGTAGTATGACCTTATACTCCTTGAGTAATAGCTTGCCAAAGCGTGTTACTTGTTCGGTCGCCCTATCGATGAAGGCCTGGCCGTAAGTCATGGGTTTCTCCTAGTTGTGACAGTAATTCCGTTGGTATCCCATAATTTACGGGCGGTCAATACGGGCGTACTTAATCGGTTGCAAAAAACCACTTAACTTATACTATTCTGCACGTCGGGCAGTGCCCAAATATCAAAAAGGTTAAGGTATGACTGAAGTAATCACTGAAACGCCGGGTGCGGAAAATAATAACAGTGAAACAGAGGTTGCTTTGCGGCATGAAGCTGCAAACTATCGGACACAACGCAACGCTGCCTTGAAGGAAGCAAAGGCATTGAGAACGATAGTTGAGAAGCACAATATCAAACTACCAGACCTAGAAAATGGTATGAAAGATATGACCATTAAAAACGGGGTGGTAGTTGGGGATTTTGCTTATGAAGCGCCAAAGCCAAAGGCACCTACTCAAAATGCGCCGGTCGCAGACATTGAGTCGGTAAACCCTGAGTTTAATGATGAAACCTTGAAGAATATGTCCCTCGATGACATCAATAAGAACTGGGACAAAATTTCACAGGTTTTGAAATCCAAGAGAAAGTAAGAAATGGCAATAGCTGATTTCATTCCAACTATATGGGCGGCCAGATTCGTTGAAAAGCTGTACTACACTCGTGTGTACGGTACTTCCGCTAACCGGAATTACGAAATGAACGCTATGGACGGCAACAAGATTGAGGTTCCGACATGGGACAAGTCTGTTACTGTCCGAGACTACACAGTCAACACAGACATCGCAGCACCGGAAATCGGTGATGGAGACAAGCTAAGTCTCAATCTCGATCAACAAAAGTATTTCAATATCTATGTTGACGACATTCACATGACTCAATCCCGGCCAGACATCATGAATCGATTCATGGAAGAGGCGGCGATTGACGTTGCACAAACTCAAGATGCTTATTTAAGAGGTGTCTATGAGGGTGCATTTAATAACTCTCGGCGTATAAATAGCGCTAATGCGGCTAACGCATCTAATGCGGATATTCTCAATTCCGTCATTGCCCTGAAAGCGGCCATGAGCAACGCCAACATTCCGCTTAATGATCGGTGGCTTGTCGTTCCCCCGTCGTTTGTGTCCAGGATGGAACAACACTTTATTGCTCAAGGTGGCTCGGCTGCCGGTGTGTTTGCACCAGCAACCGCAGACATGACTGTTAGTAACGGTTTTGCTGGAATGTTGCTTGGCTTTGAGTTAAGAGTGACGACACAAATACCGACCAATGGCAACGGCGCACAACAGAAGTATCGAATGGTTGCATCGCAAGGCACAGAGGGCGTCACAATGGCAGAGCAAATCACGCAGATGGAAGCATTCCGTCCTGAACGTCGATTTGGTGATGCCGTGAAAGGTCTCTACGTATACGGTGCATTGGCGGCAGCGCCTGATCGTGTATTTTACCTCGAAGTTGATAACTTCGATGTTTCCAGCTAAGTGAGAGGGGCCCTGCTACGGCAGGGCCTACTTCCATGCTTATTGAGACTATCGGACAGTCAAATCCTTTGAGTACAGAGGTCTTTGGCACAGACCTTTCACAGTCTAACGCCAGAGCGCAAACATCAACAGTGACTGTACAAGTACAGCCGGTTACTGACTCTGATTTTACTGTTGCTCTTCAGGCAGCTATTGATGATGGCGATGATACATTCTTTGTTACGATAGGCACATTCAAAAGGGGTGATTTGTTGCTTCAGATATTCCCTATTTCAACACGTGCAGTCTATAGGTTTGGGTGGATGGATGGTGTTGATTGTAAGGTAAAGTTAGCGGCATGAGGATAAACAACGTCTACCCCGTAAGGATACGGCCACGCATCATTGCTGAAGCTGATCCAGTGACAACCGATATTTTTCCAGTACCAGTACAAGCGGGCGATTTTGAACTTGGTAATCTCGATTGGAAATCTTACTCCGACGACCGAGACCCAAAACTTACAACCGGAGTAGACCCTGACCCGCAAATGCAAACGATCGGAAGTTTTACAATTCCGGTCGATAATACTTTGAGGGGTGTTCGGTCGGACGAAGTTTCTACAAACTCCACAGATCAATTTATTTTCGACCGGCGTTTTACTGTGACAGCCGCAAGGCGTTATTCGATCTTGGCGTTCAACGATTTTTATATATTGATTAATCCGGGAACCTATGACCGCAACATTTACACCCTTGAAGCCATCGTCGAAAAAGCGGCCGCCGATCTAGCTAGGTTCAAAACATTTGAAGGTAAAGAGGTTCGGTTCCGAGACGCACAGGCGGAACGGCTTGGCCGGTTGTCAGAATATGACGGATTGGTCATCAGGTCTGTTGATACGTATATGTCGTTGATTCAAACTCAATTAGATGGCGACCAAATCTTTCAAGCTCTAGCCTATATCAAATGGGAAGATGGCGACGGCAACGAGGTTTCATTTCCGAATATCGGCGGAAACATAGCCCCGTCTACAACTGGCTCAATTCTTGATGTTCTTGAGAATGGCCCGGATGTCATGGTGTCGGTCGATCCTGAGACGTCCGTAAACTTCGTTGGCGGCACACTGAATACGCAATTCCGGTTAATCAATCAAAGAATATACCCGGCCCGCAACAATGAAAATCTGACGCAATTTCGGTTATTGTCTCCCGCTACCCCTGAAGAGGTTCAAACTTATATGTTAGAGCCGAGAAGTGAGTTTACACGGGGATCGGAAATACTGATTGGCCGGATTGAACCGATTTCGTCAAATGATGTGCAGTTTCTTGATGGGAATTGGCACTTTGACAACAAGATTTATCAACTGCGATCGGCCAGCAGTTTGAGTAAAGAAGGCCGCTTACTCGTTGAGTTAAGAAGGGATATTTGATGGCAGAGCCGTATTACACTTTAGAAGACGCTGAAACCTACTTCAGAGAAGAGGCCGTACCACCTGCTTTCTGGCAGCCGATGTCTGATAGCGACAAGCAGTTGTATATCAACATGGCCTCTAACAGGTTCGATGCTTTGGTTTGGATTGTTCCGTTTAATGAGCGTCAAACACGGATCGATGACGTTACCATACAAGGTGCGTTCTATGAGTACATCAGGTTCCTGATACAGTCGTCAGGAGTACTCACAACAGATCTAGAAGACCAGTCTATTTCTGATGTGTTGCAGCTTCAGGACTTACCAAAGGTAGTAGAGTATAAAATCATAGGGCTTCTTGTTACTAAGAGTGACGTAGGAGTTCTTCCGCTAGGTAGTACAGTTGTAGAGGTGGCCCCGTTAGGTGGTGGCGGAACAGTTCCCTCAACGCCTGGCACTGGCGTATCAGGTTTAACCCGGTCGCAAGTACAGGACATAGTTCGAGAAATCGTATCAGATTGGGCCGAAACAGATAATACTGACAACATTCCGGCCAGCAAACTTGATAATGCCCCTGACACAGGTTTAACGCAATCCGAGGTAGACGACAGAGTGGCCGCAGGGGTGCTTGATTGGGCCGAAACGGGTAACACAACACAAATCCCTCGAAACAAGCTCGCAAACGCACCACAAGCGGCAGGCGGCCTCAATCAGACGCAGGTTGACGCTCGAATCGATGCAAAGGTTCAAAGTTTCGCCCGTGATGCGACGACGGATGTTCCGGTCGGTAAAATACCTAACGCAATCGCCCGTGATAGTGAAATTCCAACCAACAGTGAAATTGATACCCGTGTCCGAAATATCGTCATTGATTGGGCAGAGTCTGGAAATACAAGCC